GTATGTATAACCACCGAAGTAAAACACGTCGCGGAAGTCCAAATCAGTGATAAGAACTTCTTTAGTAGTAAGCTTTAAAGCACTTCTATAAGTTTTCATAAGCGAATACCACCACGGGCAACAAAATATGAACGAGATGAACCGCCACGACGACGGCGAGAGTAAGAACGACGGCCACGACCGCCACGACGAGAATAACGCATAATTAATGCTATTTAAAAGAGTGAAAAAATTTGTCCCAAATGGTATCGGAATCGTTGGAATCTTGATCAAAAAGGCCGGACATAATACGGCCAACTATACGCGACCACATAGGATCATTAGGATTAATGCCCTGTTTACGAAGATCGATCTCCAAATCTTTCAAAACGTTGTCCTTACGAACGCCGTCGATAACTTGGTTAAGGCGTTCTTTTTCGATACGAATACGGGACATTTCCATTTTTGAATGTGCCCGCTGTTGTTGCATAGACAACTGCTGCTGCCTCATTGTCGCGATACGTTCAGCAGCCTGATTAAGATTAGAAGTAGTAAGAAGTGCGCGGCGAATATCCTCACGGATATTGATGTCAGTGCCTGTTTTAAGTTGACGAAGTTTCTCGCGACGTGCGTCGGCTGAGATGTCACGTAGTTCAGTTTCAAAACCAAGATCAAAACGGGAACGATCGGTATAAGCGGCCTTAAGTTGGTACTCCTGCTTAATAACCTGATTAGTGGCTCGAAGGTTATCAACTTGAGCCTGCTTAATTTCTAAGTCAGTAATAGCACTAAGATAAGCAAGGCCAGCAGAAGAAACTGCGCCACCAATTTGAGGATCTCGGAATTGGGTATTCTGGACATCGGGTGTTGAGACTGGTGAGGCTTGGCCGCTAGCAGCGCCACTGCTTTGGCCGTACACAAGGTTTGGATTAAGTCCGGCAGCTTTGAGGCGTTCCATTTGCTGCTCGGGAGAATTGTATTGGTTTTGGAGGTGCCAGAATGCGAGGTTGTCGCGCTTCTGGAGTTCATACATTTTGCGGTTGTGCTTTTGCTGCGCAAAATTGGTAAAGATTGTAGAGCCTGAGTTAAGAGCTGCGCCGCCTCCTGCGGCTAACGCCCCTATTGCGGCTAAAGGTAAAGGCATATGTAACTAATTTTAAAAAAATTGTTAAAGTTTGTTTGTTTGCACCACCGCCCCCCACTGTAAGACCTTAACAGTCTTGTTGCGTTCCTTGTAGTCGCGTCGCTTCGCTTTGCTCCCCGTAGAACTTACTGCGACCTATTCGGTCCTTGGTGGGGGTGGATGGTGTCAATCAGCCATAATACATCAAGATAGATTATGGCTGCGCTGCGCTAGGCTTTTGTAGGCTTTGGTACCGCCTGCCGCGGGGGCTACTTTACTTACCACCACCATATTTTGGGGGCCCTACCCCAAAAAACGGTGGCGCTAAGTAAAGTTGTTTCCCGATCAAGTTTACACGAATACCGTGCACGTTAACCAAACATTAACGTTTAGGTGCGGGTTCTGGTTCAGGGGTGGGTTCCGGAACTGGGGCGGGTTCGGGTTTTGGCAAGGGCTTAGGATCGGGTACACTCCATTGCCGACGATCAACAAATTCCCTTAATTCCCTTGCCATGTCGAGCCTGTCCATTTCGGTCATATTATCAAAATCCGGTATATCTGCATCACCGGCGTAAACAGGCTGGAAGGTTTGAACGTTTTCGCCGCGTACATAGCGGCGTAACAATTCCTCCAGTGACATGGTCATACCGGGGACGGTTTGGGAAGGGAGGTTGTTAACCTCGGGACGGGAATGTTTTATACCCTGTCGTATGGCAGTTTGCCAGTTAACAATATGGGTCATGTGCGCTCCTTTTGACATGAGTAAAAATGTTTATGTCTGCCATACCTGCAAGAGGATTTCCACTGCTCATACGTGTAGTCCTTGTAGCCAAGTAGGGCAAACTGTTTTTGTTGTTGTTCCTCTTGTTGTTCTGTAACAGTCTGCGCAATATACGCCTGTTGTCTTTGTTGGTCGTCAGTATATAACTTACTTCTGTAGTATCTGGGCATAGCAATAATGTTGCCACCGGGCCGAGTGAGATACATGCGGGAAACGTCCGCGCCATGATAGGCGCGGACTTGGTCGGAAAGATAGTTGTCGCCGAGCGATTTAGACATGAGCGAAAACTCACGCATGCGGTCGTCGCGCGAATGTTTCGTCTGCGGCGGCTTGTCAATGTATTTAAGCGTGTAGGCGATAGAATCGCCAGATACGGTACCGATGTGTACGTCTCCGAGTTGCCACGCAGTATGAAAGTGTTCGGCCTTTTCAACGCCGAAAACAATTGCGTGATAGTGTGGACGTTTGTTCTTACTTCCATATTCGCCAACGGCGTAATACTTAATTTTCGCATCTTGTAATTTTCTTAAACGTTTCCAATAAAGTTGAAGATCGCGCTTTTTAAGCGACATAAAGCCATTGGCAGTAATAGGAACATGATCTGTATTGTATGTTAAAGTGACAAAATGAGCTGTTGTAGAACGCTTTTCCTCTTGGAGTAAGCGAAATACCCAGCCGTTAACACGGCGAAGTTTGCAAGGAGGGCACCGGCCACAAGGGACCGGTACCTTTTCAAAAGCTCCTTTAGGCAAAACATAAAAAGGGGAATCACAAGCCATAAATTGAGCAAATTCTTTTAACCACATGCCATTGTGGCAACATGGATCAGATATCCTAAATCGTAGGTATTCCATATTTGGGAAGTTTACGCACGGCAGATATACGGTTGAATACATGGGCGTAGATGTGATCAACATCCGGATCGGTAACAGCAAAAATACGGGTATCGGGAACACACTTAATAAACAGCTCATTGAGTGCAGGATCGCTAGCAAACTGGCGTCCAAGATGCCAAAAATCGAGACTAGAACGCATTTCGCCCGCGACGCGGGAATTCATAAATTTGTACTCGGCATAGCGAGGCACGTATCCGAAAACACGGTCAGGACTACCAGAAGCTACTCTTGCTTTTACTTCCTTCTGCAAGACTTCTTGTTCGCCGATATTGGCGAACGTTGGCCATGCATAATCCAAACGATTAAAGCGGGAAAAAGAGCGGTGCAAACCATCTTGATATGCTGTAACAGGTTGCACATTAATAAGTCCGATAATAAATCCATGTTCTTCGCAACGATAAGTAAAACGATTTCCGCCACCGACAGAAATCCCATGTCCGGCCATTTGGCCGACATTAACTCCAGCTTCTGTATTTTCAGCAGTAGCAAGCACCTCACTAATAACCATATTTTGTTTTGCTCCGCCGAGGTATTCAGGACGTTGTAAACGGGCATCGGACGATTTAACGCCAAAGTGAGCGAGGATATTTTCGACATAACGGGTACCACCACGGGCATTTCTTTCCAACCATTCTTGAAGACGAAAAGCACGACGAACAGTATTAATGTCAACGGCATCGCCTTGCACATCCACTTTCAAAAGACCATTTGGATCGATAGCAGCAGGATTACCGCCAGCACGAAGGCCGGAAATAAGGGGAGTAGGCCCAGCCTCCACGTTAAGGGAAGGAGCGCCGCCGCCGGGGTTAATAGGATCACCGTTGACATCCACAACAATCATTGTGTTCTCAGCCGCAGTACCTCCTTGATTCTCATAATAAACATTTTGGCCATTGGCAACAGTAAGGGGTAACTGAACGGCGTCCCCCTTCTGCGCAAAAGGAAGGGCAGAAGTAAAATAGTCATGCATCCAAGCACGATAGAGAGGGCTTTCCTGAATCCAAGTAAAGTAAGCAGTAGTATTATCGCCTGGCGTTAAAGCCTCGAAGAGTGGCGATTGTAAGTTTTGGTCCCTATAAAATTCGTCCCAAATTTTCAAATAGGCAGCCATAGCCATAGGAGAAATTTGGATATCTTGCGTATACTCGCCAGTAGGTATACCAAGATAATCAGCAAGGGAACCCTCGACCACAATGGAAGATTCGCCAGAAGGCCCAACTGTTATAAAAGGGGCTTGCGCGTCTGAATTACCCGTAATCCATTGTTCCCATTCGGGCCAGACAAGGCGATTTGGAACAAAAAAGAAATGTGTAGTCACATTAACCTTGTGCATAACAGGACTGACCAACGGAGCAAAACGCAAAAGGTTTTCAACGTTAATAGAAACTTTGTCGCCGGGTAGGCAATCCATGACACATGTAGGAACAAGTTCGCCCATACTAAAACTTAATTTTAAATCATGGGACAGGTCAAAACGGTTTGTGTCGACACCGGGAAATTTGACCGAGTTAAAAATATTTTTTGCCATTAGACAAGAAGAAAAATTTGGACAATGCAATTTGTAGGCAAATTGCAAACATCACCATTAGAGATCTTAATGCATTCGCAAGAATCCAGTCCGATGGAATCCAAAATGTATGTATAACCACCGAAGTAAAACACGTCGCGGAAGTCCAAATCAGTGATAAGAACTTCTTTAGTAGTAAGCTTTAAAGCACTTCTATAAGTTTTCATAAGCGAATACAACCACGGGCAA